CTAGCAGTTTTCCAAGTCAATTTGTTTCTGATGCAGAAAAATCAACAGATGAATTTGGTTTAAAGGTTGGTCAAGCTATTCAGTATGAGTGGTTTAAAAAGGATGGAAATGGTTGTAGGTTTTACGATCAGTCTAGAGATTTTTATCGGCTAAGGCTTTATGCAAGAGGGGAACAATCGGTTGGAAAATACAAAAATGAATTAGCGGTTGATGGAGATTTAAGCTACTTAAACCTGGACTGGACACCTGTACCGATAATACCAAAGTTTGTTGACGTTGTTGTTAACGGAATGAATGACAGGTTGTTTGATGTTAAGGTATATGCGTAGGATGCTATGTCTCAGGCACAACGAAGTAAGTATCAAGATATGATACAGGGCCAGGCAGCAGCAAAGGATATATTACAGATTGTTCAAAAAGAAACAGGTGCTGATCCGTTCATTATGAACCCAGACGACTTACCTCAAACAGGTGAGGAGTTAAACCTATACATGCAGCTTAAGTATAAGCCAGCTATTGAAATAGCTGAAGAAGAAGCTATTAACACTATATTTGCTGAGAACCACTACAACGATACAAGAAAAAGAATAGACTACGACCTTACCGTTTTAGGTATAGGGTGTGCAAAACATGAGTTTTTACCAGGCGCTGGTGTTGAGGTTAAGTACGTAGACCCTGCTAACATTGTGTACAGCTACACTGAAGATCCACACTTTAAGGATTGCTTTTATTGGGGTGAAATTAAAACCCTTCCTATTACTGAGTTAATGAAAATAGACCAGTCTTTAACAAAAGAAGACTTGGAAAAGATATCGCAATATTCTCAAAGTTGGTTTGACTACTACAACGTAGCTCAGTTTTATGACAACGATATTTTTTATAAAGACACGGCCACTTTAATGTACTTTAATTATAAGACCACTAAGAAAGTGGTATATAAAAAGAAGATACTAGAAAACGGTGGAACAAAAGTTATTGAAAAAGACGACCAGTTTAACCCTCCAGTAGAAATGATGGAAGAGGGAAGGTTTGAAAAGATGGAAAAAACTATAGACGTTTGGTACGAGGGTATCATGGTTATGGGTACGAACATTATATTGAAATGGGAGCTTGCTGAGAATATGGTGAGACCTAAGTCAGCACAGCAACACGCGTTGCCAAACTACATTGCGGTAGCACCTAGGATGTACAAAGGTTATATTGAGTCTTTGACTAGGCGTATGATACCATTCGCTGATTTAATACAGATTACACATTTAAAACTACAGCAGGTAATATCTAGAGTTGTGCCAGACGGTGTGTACATTGATGCTGATGGACTAAACGAGGTAGACCTTGGTACAGGAAACGCGTATAACCCTGAAGATGCATTAAGGTTATACTTCCAGACAGGTTCTGTTATTGGTAGAAGTTATACACAGGATGGAGAGTATAATCAAGGGAAGGTTCCTATCAAAGAACTACAGTCTAGTTCAGGCGCAAGTAAGACACAGATGCTTATCGCAAACTACAATCACTACTTAGGTATGATTAGGCAGGTGACAGGATTGAATGAGGCTAGAGATGCTTCGTCTCCTGATCCTAATTCTTTAGTTGGTTTACAGAAACTCGCTGCATTAAATTCTAATGTTGCAACAAGGCATATACTTGACGGGTCTCTTTATATATACCGAACATTAGCTGAGGCAATAACATATAGGATTGCAGATATTTTAGAGTATGCAGACTTTAAGGATGACTTTGTAAATGCTATAGGTAAATACAACGTAAGTATACTTAACGATATAAAAGACTTATATATTTACGACTTCGGCATATTTATAGATATAGCACCAGACGAAGAGCAGAAGGCACAGTTAGAGGCTAACATACAAATGGCTTTGTCTAAAGGAGATATAAATCTAGAGGATGCTATTGATATTAGAGAGATTAAAAATATTAAGCTTGCTAATCAATTGCTTAAAGTTAAACGTAAGGCCTTACAGGATCAGCAACAACAGCAGGCAATGCAACAGCAGGCAATGCAGGCACAGCAAGCATTAAAAGGACAGGAGATAAAGTCACAGCTTATTATGCAGCAGCAGCAGGCAGATATTCAGGGCAAAATGCAACTAAAACAAGCTGAGATAGCATTTGAAATTGAGAAGCAAAACAATGAGGCCTCGCTTAAAAGTAAACTAATGAATGAGGAGTTTAATTATAACTTACAGTTGAGGAATATTTCTGAACAAGCACTGTCTTCAAGAGAGGATCAAAGAGAAGGGGCGAAGTCTAATAGGATTAGTCAGGCAAACACAGAACAATCAAAACTAATACAACAAAGAAAAAATAATTTACCTCCAGTAAACTTTGAATCTAACGAGGATAGTCTTGATGGTTTTAATCTTTCTGAGTTTGGGTAGTGTCTAAAACTAGTGTTATTTTTTAAGTATATTTGTATCAATTAAATTAAATCATATGGAATTTAAAGTAAAAGAAGTAACTGCCGTAGAGGAAAAGTCTGTTCAACAAGTAGAATCAGAACTTTTACAGAAGCATGAAGACAATTTAGAACAGGTTACAGAGGAGGTTGAAACCCCTGAGGTCATTGACCCTCCTGCTGAATTAAAAGAGGAAGACGTTCTTTCATATATTGGAAAAAGGTACAACAAAGAAATCAGTTCATTTGATGAGCTGATGAGTGAGCGCGAAACACAGGAGGAATTACCTGAAGATGTTGCCGCTTACTTTAAATATAAAAAAGATACAGGAAGAGGAATTAAAGACTATGTAGAACTACAGAAGGATTTTGACGAATTAAACCCTGATTCTTTACTTAAGGATTATTTAGTCGCCACTGAAATTGGTCTTGACGAGGAGGATATTGAAACCATTATGGAGGATTATTCTTTTGACGAAGACCTAGACGATGAGTCGGATATAAAAAAAATTAAGTTAAAGAAGAAAAAAGTTATTGCTAAAGCTAGAAATTACTTTAAGGAACTGCAAGAGAAGTATAAACAACCGCTTGAGTCAAGTGGAACGTCAGCCTCAAATGTGTCCGATACAGAAATGGAAGGCTATAAGCAGTACATAGCAGACGCAAAATCTTATAAAGAAGAGAGTGCGAGAAAAACAGAGTTTTATAACTCTCAAACGTTAGAGGTATTTACGCCAGAGTTCAAAGGTTTTGAATTTGATGTTGGTGAAAAAACAATAACATTTTCTCCGTCTTCCGTAGATGAGTTAAAAAAGAGTGCATTAGATCCTGGTAGTTGGGCAACCAAATATTTAGATGATGATGGGCTTATAAAAAACTCTAAAGGTTTTCATAGGAGTGTAGCGATTGCGCAGAATCCTGAAAAGTTCGCCAAGTTCTTTTATGAGCAAGGTAAAGCTAATGCGACAGAAGATGTGATGCGTAAGACAAAAAATATAAACATGTCAGAACGCAGATCACCCGAAGTTACAAGTAAGGGAGGAACCCAGTATAAGTCTTTAAGCACAGACAGTGGTAAGGGACTTAAAATTAGAAGTATAAAAAAAAATAATTAATTAAAAAAAAATAGTAAAATTATGGCAGGATCAGTCCAAGCAGCTCCAGGTTTTGATTTGCAACCAAGTTCGCATCAAACACCTTTAGCATCGAATTATATTACTGACTTCAACTTTTTGAACCAGTACTTACCAGACACGTATGAAAAAGAATTTGAACGTTACGGTAACAGAACAATCTCCTCATTCATTAGAATGGTAGGAGCAGAAATGCCTTCTAACTCAGACCTTATCAAATGGGCAGAGCAGGGAAGACTACACACTAAATATGTTGATTGCGGTACTTTAGCAGTTGTTGATGGAGGAGAAGCAGTTTTCCAGATTAACGACACGTTAAATCCAGCAGGATCTACGGTACAGCCTGGTTCAGGCGCTACACCTCAGGTTGCAATTAGAGTTGGTCAGACGGTTGTTGTTGTAAACAATGACGGTTCGGGTGAGTTTAAAGCTATTGTTATAGCGGTAGACCTTACAAACAGTCAGGTAACTCTTGCATTTTATGATGCTGCAGGTTACACGGGTGGTTCAGGAGTAGCAAATGCTGATGCAAGCATCTTCATTTATGGTTCTGAATTTAGAAAAGGAACAAACGGAATGCAAGGTTCTTTAGAAGCTGACGATTTCATCTTTGAAAATTCACCAATTATCATCAAAGACAAGTACGCAGTATCAGGTTCTGATATGGCGCAGATCGGATGGATTGAGGTGGCAACAGAGAATGGGGCTACAGGTTACCTATGGTACTTAAAGTCTGAGCATGAAACTCGTTTACGTTACGATGACTACCTTGAAACAGCAATGATTGAAGCAGTTCCTGCTGAAGCAGATTTCTTAGCCAAGCTACCCCACTTCTTAATATCAGCGAGTTCTGCATCAAGCTGACGATCATTCTTTTATATACTGGCTGAATACTTAGCCATCGTGCAGTTAAATTCAGCTAACTTCTTTTTTG